GTTTCCCGTCATCGAACTTTGAGTAGATTTCCCGCAACAGTACAGAGCCTCGCGCAGCCTCTAAACTCGAAAAGTCGAGAGGAGTTTCCCTACCGAAATCACCGACTGGCGACACGCCAGTCAGGTCGGCAAGGAGCAAAAGGAATTTACTGTCACTGAACCCGAGGTGTATAGCACGGTTACGACGTTTACGTCGCATATTAGACTCCTTGTAAGGAGGGAGAAGGCCCACACTCGCTGATGTCAAATCAGTAAGCGGAAGCTTCCCTGTGTCGAACTACATCGCAGGGACATGAGGCGCAGTCAGAATACCGATCACTTTCAAGATGGGCTCAATAGCATTTTGCCCAAACAAAAGAGTGAGAAGTACGACGATGCCTGTAGTCCAAAGGGGACGTTTCACAACGATACCCCTTTAGTAGAACGGCTCAAGGTTCTCCACGGAAGTCTTCACGGTGGCATTCGCCAACGTGTTGGCCATATAGGCCAAAAGGTCCTTCCGTTCTTGGAGCGTGCTCTGCGGATTAACATTCAGGACGATCTGCCCTGAGTTGTACCGCACAACAGTGTCCGATCCATCCACAGTAGCCACAACAGGAGTCATAAACCCCATCGTGATTTTGTGAACAGTTCGGGTCCCGTTCGGGTCGGCCAGCTCGTGAGAGATGGTGCGATACCCGGCCGGAATCGTGGGACTTCTGTCCGCCCACTGAGCTCGCTGACCAGTCGTAGACTGGGGCGAGAACGTATGAGCGACAGGAGCGGCCTGACCATCATTAATGGTCAATGTAGCAATTGCGGGCATTTCAGTGCTCCGTAGTTTGGTGGTTGAAGAACAATCATCATTAACGACCGAAGACCTGAGCTAGCAAGCTCAGACCGTTGGCCATATGTCCCAAGCTCCGAGGATCTTTAAAACTCGGAAAAGCTGGTAGAGGTACACCGCTTGAAGCGGATCGTACTATCTTTAACAGCTCTTTGGTGCCAAACCAGTCATTGTGAACGAACGCATACTTAGACCAGTCACGCGAGACACCTCTATCTTCCCACACCGTACGGTTGTACGTTGTGGTAGAGGTCCACGCATTTCCGTATCCGAGTAGTGCGTCCAGACTGGACAGCCATGCGCCGACCGGGAGAGCCCAGTCGACAACAAAACTGTAAGGCATGAGTTCCCAGGCCACAAGAAGTGGATTGGTTACTCCAAGGGACGCCAACGACATTGTTAGGTCGTTTTGAGGGATGGCATCGATGCGTACGAATACGCCCCGCTGCCTCCTCGCTACCCCGCTCCACGCATCGAAATTGGAGGTTGGATAAGACACACCTTGCGGCGTAGTCCCGGCCTTCCACGTATCGGTGTCGTTTCGTTGGGCCTTTGCAGTGACTCTCCAGTCACTCAGCTCACGCTTGCTTAAGGCGTCGCAGCTCCCATATACATCGGAGAGCAAAGGTTTCCAGCCATACTGTAACTGAAGCCAGTGGTTTGTCCAGTTGGACCCCCGAGGCCTCCCAGGATCTTTGACGATCCCGAGAGCGCGCGCTGCATTGCGGAAGTTACCGCGTTGCAGGTTGCGAACAGATCTTACAATACGTCTGATGGTATCGTCAAGCATACGCGTGGTTTGTTTGCGTTCTGCAAACGCCACACCAAGGTCTACCTTCATAGCCTTTAACCTGTTTCGCGCTGCCACAAGGGCGGCGCTACTCGGGAGGACTGTGTTAGCGGTTACCTCGGCAAGGACTCCATCAAAGTGATTAAGACCGTTGAAACGGCCCGTCACACCGATGTCGCCCGAGTACTTCGACCAGTTGGTTTGAACCACACTGACGTGAGATACTCCGTATTGCCTGACGTACTTCTTACGGTTGAAGGAGTACCCCGTGGGGGGTACCCAGCCTTCCGGCTTCCTCCGACTCACGCCCACAATAGCCTCACTACAGAACCTGTTGTCCGGGACAGTTGTCCAGGTGCCAGCAGGGCCAGAACTACTCGACACATAGTGTTGAAAGCCTGGTAAACTAGTAGTGAAGTTGGGACGAGTCATAAAGAGGACCTCTGGAGACGTAAGAAGTTCACACCTTCCTTCCCCATTAGAGGGAAGCTAGCCTATAAAAATGACCAGTGAGCCGCCGTCCCGTCGACCGAAGTCTAGGGACGGCAGCTTTCGTGGTTATCGTAAGGCTAGGGGTCTATCAAGACCCACGGAAAGATGGACCTGGAAATCCAGGACCCCGGTTGACGAACCGGAGATTACCCAACATACCTCCTCGCGGAGGACATGAGGGGGAGAGCTGACGAGCTCTCCC